TTTTGTTACAAATAATCCAATGCACAATGAAAAATCAATGGCACAAAAGCTAAAGTCAATGCCGGATATGAAAGGACGTAAAGCATGGTTCAATACCTTAACCCAAGAAAGGCGTCAATGTGTAGATATGCCAGATGGCGAAGGATGGATATTACGCGGCCATAATTTCGGTATAGATACTAAAGCAAAGGGTAAACCTAAACCTAAGTTTAAATGTAAATACTGCGAAGGCTCATTCGCGGCACATCGTATGAACAGTCACGTAAAGGCTAAACATAATGGCAAAGATTAGAAGTATAGAAGTTATTGAAAAGCCAGCACCAAAAGTTTGGATCAGCACTTGGCAATCAGTATATAAATTAGGTAGTGCGTGGTTCAAAAAGTTTGGTATGATAATCGGTGATGAAGCACATACGTTTAAAGCAAAGTCTTTAGTATCAATAATGGGGAAGTCAACCGAAGCACAATTCAGAATTGGAACGACTGGCACAATTGATAATATAGCAGTAAATAAACTGGTCCTAGAAGGTTCGTTCGGTCCTGTCTATAGAGTGACATCAACAAAGGCGCTAATGGACGAAGGTTCACTTGCGGCTCTTGACATAAAAATACTAGCACTTAAATATCCTGACGTTGAAAGCAAGATAGTTTCAAAACTCAAATATCCTCAGGAAATGGACTATATCGTTACCCATGAGAAACGAAATAACTTTATAGCAAATTTAGCAATAGCACAAACAGGTAACACCTTAATATTATTTCAGTTTGTTGGTAAACACGGCAAGCCATTACATGAACTGATAAATACAAAGGTAGGCGACGATCGTGAAGTCTTTTATGTATCAGGTGAAACTGATGCAAATTTACGAGAAGACGTTCGACGAATTACTGAAACAAAATCAAATGCAATATTGGTATGNTCNCTNGGNACTTTCTNGTACTGGNGTNAATATNNGNAACCTACACAATATTATATTTGCATCACCGAGTAAGGCACAAATAAAGATCTTACAATCAATAGGAAGAGGATTACGAAAAAGCGATAATGGTCAGGATACCAAGTTATTTGATATTGCCGATGATTTCCATTGGAAAAGTAAAAAGAATTATACATTAAGACACGCTGCTGAACGTGTAAAGATTTACGCATCCGAGAAGTTTAATTTTAAAATTCACGAGGTAAAGATGTAATGAATGATCTAGTAAAAGAAGCTGCTGCAGGATTAGATGTAAAACAATTTAAATTAATGAACGGTGAAACTGTGTTAGGTATCGTTAAAGAAGAGACTCGTACAACATTAATAATCGAATCTCCGATTGAGCTTTTGGAATCTTATGAAGATGATACTTACAGATATGGTTTTAAACACTGGTTTGAATTTAGTGTTAATGATGAAGCCACACTTTTTAAATCTAGTTTAGTTGCGTTGAGTGATATAAATAACAATATTAAAGAATCATATCTAAAGGTTATTATCAGTAATGGTACAGATGAAATATCTAATGAATCAATATCTGATAATAATACTAGTAATATGACTTGTCATTAATATTGTATTCTATCCCTGTCCAGTAACAACTGTTTATCTATACTAGTTTTTACAAGGTATCAAATAATACAGTAAATTAATATCTGTATATCTACTCACTCCCCGATTGACTAATCTATTATAACAAGAAACAGGACATCTGTCAATAGGAAACACAAAATAAATACATAAAAATTTCTATTGACATGAGGCTCAATTTAGTTTATAATAGTTTACTATACCAATGGAGAAATAAGCATGACAAAAATCAAACCTAAAGATAAGCCACACTACGTGAACAATAGGGATTTTTCTGAAGCTGTATATGACCACGTTTTAGCGTTAAACGAAGCAAAAGCAAACGAAACTCCCCGTCCTCAAGTCTCAACGTATATTGGAAAGTGTTTTCTACGTATATGCGAAGGATTAGCCCATCGTTCTAACTTTATACATTATCCTTTTCGAGATGAAATGGTTATGGATGCGGTTGAGAATTGCCTTAAAGCAATTAATAACTATGATATATCAAAAGTTACAAGAACAGGCAAACCTAATGCCTTTTCATACTTTACTCAGATATCATGGTTTGCATTCTTAAGACGTATTGCAAAGGAAAAGCGACAGCTTGATATAAAAACTCGATTGGTCGAAAGATCTGGATATGACGAGTTCTTTGATGGTGACGACGATGCAAACGGCGCATCAGGCGCAGTTGATAGGCTACGTTCTAATTTTACTCACGTACAAACAGGTGACAATGTTAAACCGGCAGCAGAAGCTGAACTAGTAAAACCTAAAAAACCAGTTGGTCTTGAACACTTTATTGGCGGTGATGATTAATGAAAATTGCAATCATTTCTGATACACATGCAGGTTGTAGAAATTCTTCTGACATTTTTATAAACTACCAACGACGGTTTTATGAGGAAATATTCTTTCCATATCTAAAAGAACATAACATTGCCGAGCTTATACATCTTGGTGACTACTATGATAACCGCAAAATCGTCAACATAAAAGCTATTGATGCCAATCGCAACATGTTTCTTCAACCAATGAAAGATGCCGGTATTAATATGCGTATCATTCCAGGGAATCATGACATATACTTTAAGTCGACAAATGAAGTATGTTCTCTAAATGAATTAATGTGGGGATACGATAACATTGAAATAGTTTCTAAACCAGCTGAAGTCGATTATGACGGCTGTAAGATTGCTTTAGTTCCTTGGATCAATAATAACAATTATGCTGAGTTTATGTCTTTCATCAAAAAGACTAAGGCTTCTATATTAGGCGGTCACCTAGAGCTAAATGGTTTTGAAATGATGAAAGGAATAACTAATAACCACGGAATGGAAACTGAAGCATTTGAACGCTTTGAGCAGGTATATAGCGGTCACTTTCATACAAAGTCAACTCGAGGCAATATTACATACCTTGGGTCTCAAATGGAATTTACCTGGGCTGATGTCGATGATCCTAAGTTCTTTCATATATTTGATACTGAAACCCGTACAATAGAAGCAATTCGCAATCCTATAACGATACATCAGAAAATTTATTATAACGATGAAAACGAATCATATGAAGACTTCCCATTTGAAGAACTTAAAGATAAGTTTGTAAAGGTTATTGTTGTTAAGAAGACTGACCCTGCATTGTTTAATGGATTCGTTGATAAAGTTCAAGATTCAGGTATTTACGAATTGAAAATAGCCGAAACCTTCGACCAATTTGCGGGTTCAAGTGTTGGAGACGATAACATATCAATTGAAGACACTACAACCTTACTTGACTCATATGTTGAGTCGGTTGAAACTGACCTTGATAAGAATAAAATCAAAGGCATAATGCGAAAGCTGTATGCTGAAGCAAGCAACCTGGAAATATCATAATGAGTGTAGCCTTTAAAACAATAAAATGGAAAAACTTTTTATCAACTGGTGATAAGTTTACTGAAATTCAACTTGACCGTTCTCCGACTACTTTAATTGTCGGCAAGAACGGTGCTGGTAAGTCCACGATGCTTGATGCTTTATCGTTTGCGCTGTTTGGCCGGCCGCATCGATCAATCAATAAACCTCAACTTGTAAATTCTGTAAACGAAAAGCAATGTGAAGTACACGTTGAATTTACTATAGGTATACATCAATTTAAAATCATTCGTGGTATTAAGCCTAACATATTTGAAATTTATCAAGATGGCGTGATGATTAATCAAAATAGTGCAGTTCGTGATTATCAGCATTATCTTGAGCAAAACGTACTAAAGCTTAATCATAAATCTTTCCATCAAATTGTAGTCTTGGGATCTTCATCTTTTATTCCTTTCATGCAATTGCCTGCTCATCACAGACGAGATATTATTGAGGATCTTCTTGATATTAATATCTTTTCTAAAATGAACGGCATTCTTAAAGAGTCTATGGGTAAACTTCGAGAGTCTTTATCTGATTTTAATAATCAAATCGATACTATAAAAGACAAGATTGAACTTCAAAGAAAGTATGTTACTGATATTTCGCTTTTGAATGAAGAACATCTTGAATATAAACGAAGTATAATTGTTACGTCTAAATCAGAATTAGATATGATAACCGGTGAGAACTACAGTTTGCAAAATTACATTAGTGAACATAGCGCGGCAACATCTGCAAAACACTTGACTATTGAAAAGATTAGCAAAAAGCTAGGTAAGTATGAATCGACATTTAAGACTGAAATTCGCGGAGTAGTAAAAGAAGCAAAGTTTTATGACGAACATGAAAATTGTCCGACATGTTCCCAGGACATTGACGAACAGTTTAGAGCTGAACGTAAAGCAAAAGCGACTTCACGCGCTAAAGATCTTAAAGATGGTATTAATAAACTTACTATTGAAATTACTGAAACTGATATGGCATTGGCTGAGTCGCAAATTGCTTTAAACGATATTACAGCAAAAAGCAATAGCATTATTGCTAATGACAAGTTGATTAAAAAAATAAATAAGTCAATTGACACAATTCAGGTCGAAATTGATGACATTTCTAAAACTAATAATGATGTTAATAACGAAAAGTCAAAGCTTCAGGAAATGATTGAATTGAAAGTAGAGCTTCTTAATAAAAAGATTGAAGTTGTTGAAGACCAGCGTTATTCAACAGTTGCACAAGAAATGTTAAAAGACACTGGTATTAAAACTAAAATTATTAAACAGTATTTACCTGTTATGAATAACTTAATCAATCAATATCTCCAAACAATGGATTTCTTTGTATCTTTCAATCTTGATGAAAACTTTAATGAAACTATTAAGTCTCGCCATCGTGATCAGTTCAAATATAGCTCTTTCAGCGAAGGTGAAAAGGCAAGGATAGATCTTGCATTACTGTTTACATGGAGGCAGATTTCTACCATGAAAAACTCTTCATTAACTAATTTGTTGATACTTGACGAATCATTTGATTCTTCTATGGACGGCGAAGGTATTGGTCATCTTACAAAGATACTTCAAAGCACGTGTGCCGATACTAATGTGTTCGTTATCAGTCACCGCGAATCTTTAGAAGATAGCTCTTTGTTCAAATCAAAGATTGAATTCGTCAAAGAGGGCAACTTTAGTTCAGTCGCGTAAAGTCTCTCCTTATAACCTAATGATCTATTATATTCTTTTTAATTATTATACATTTCTAATTAAAATGGATATAATAGTACCATAAATTGATAACAACTATAACAACTATTTGGAAAAAGAAGATGAATATACACATTGAATTAGTTAAAAAATGGTTAGCTGATCCAGAATCAGTTAGTCAAGAAGAATTAAAAGCTAATGCTGATAATACTGCTGCTGCTTATGCTGCTGCTGCT